AATTCCATTACCTCCACTTACTTTTAATGTTGGAGTGGTTATATAGTCAAATCCACCATCAACTACATCAATTCTTTCCAAAGAACCTTCAATTTCACAAAAAGCTGATACTCCAGATCCTACTGGGTCTGTAATAGAAACTAAAGGTGGATTCATTAAATCATAACCACTTCCTTCAGCAGTAACAGAAATATCTTGTACTGAACCATAATAAACAACATCATTTGACTTATAATTTAGAATTTCTACACCATTAACTAAAATACCAGTTTTACCTGTTTGAGTTGAATATGAAATAGGTGAATAAACTGGAGTATCAATTTTTCTTAATAAATCTTGAGATAATATTGTTTTATTAGAAAATCTTGCTAATTCAAATCTATTATCTACAACACTACCAGTAAGACCTATGTAAGTCTCGTTAGAGACATTGGAAAGACTTCTTGCTAGTTTAATTGTATTAATATCTACCTTTTTAACAAAATATTCTTGCTCTAGAATATCTAACTTATTTTCTCCAGTTCCTGGTACATATTTTACCTTCTCTCCAGTAAGTAGTCCATGATTAGGAATTATAACATCAGTATTGTTTGCGAAAACTCCAGAGAAGTAAAGTTTAGTATCTCTAATATCCAAATCTTCATTTAAGTAATCTGGAATAGATGGTGATGCAATATAAACACAATTATCATCATCTAGATAAGAATTCTGAATATTTGTAGAATAAATGCTAGCTCCAGGATAATTACTTAAATTTGCCTTAGAAAGCAATCTTTGAATTTTATATGATACTATTTCATTCAATTCTCCAGCACCTTTTATCAATACTTGCTTAGAACTGATAATTGAGATAATTGAACAATTTACTGTATTAATAAGAGCGTTATCACCTACAACAAAATCATGAGAATCAAAAAGATTTAATTGATATGTAAAGTTTGACTTATCTACTAATTCTATAGAATCTACATCATAAGTAGTAGAAATATTATAAAATAAAGATTTAGAAACAACATCATCAGCTTTAGTTCCTAATCCTCTAGGTTGTATAACATCTCCAATCTCATTATAAGTTGCAGTGGTTAAATTTAAATCTAAATCTCTTAAAACACCAGTTACTCTAAATTTAACTACATTAGCAGTTCCTATACCAGAATACCCATACCCATAGGCATCCATTTTAAGATCTTGAGTAGAATCTATACTTCTTTCAATTCCAGAACATCCAAAAAACTGAGTTAATGATTTTGATTCATATTTTATGGTAGATGTTGTTCCATCATCAAAATTAGCTATTATAGATCCACTAGTTCCAAATCCAACAGTAGAATCAACACTTAAAACAGTTGAACCAATAGAAACTTTATCTACTAACTTAGTATTAGGATGAATAGGGAATTCTCCAGATACTCTTTGAGAATTTTTATCATAATCTAATTCAAGTCTATAATATGTGTTTTTTCCTCTTGTAATAACTTCTACATTACTTACAGAAGCAGTTACTGGTTCAAATCCATCTACAGCATCTTGAAATATGTTTCTATTAATAAGATCTACTGGATTACCATCAACTGCTTCTACTACAATCTCTTTAGCAACTTTATAATTTGATTCAGAGGGTATAAAGAGAAAATCACGTGGTTTTAATACTTCTACATCCTTTCCATACAATGCACGAAATAATATTTCAAAAGATTGATTAGTACCTTTGGAAGAATAAAAATCTTTTGATTGTTTAAGGAATAATCTTTTATTAACATCTGTAGACAGAGATCTTTCTTCAAAACCAGGTACAATCTGCTTCTTTACCTTTTTATAAAACTCTTGTAAAAAACGAATACTTAAATTATTGACTACAGCACCTGAATCATGAGTATCAATGTTAGACTCAGAAAATAAAAGTTCATCAGGTTTATTAGGACTTCTATATGATGTAATTCCACTAAATCCCCTTGCACATCCAGTAAATGAAGTAGAAGTTATTCCTGTGTAAGTAATAATCTCAGAATCAATTTGTATCAATCCATATGACTCTGGAAATCCTGTAGTAGACTTAACATCAATTGTATCATCAAAAAGATCTAAATCATTAGAAAGAGTTGTAGAATCTATTAGGTCTGTTAACTCATCTATCTTTACATATTTGTCTATATTCTGAATTATATCAAGAGGTGAACCTTGGTTCTCTATAGCAGTATAATATTGTGCTAAAAAATCACCAGCAAGAGGAAAATCCGCTCTTATAAAATCTGGCAGTTGATTTTTAACAACTGAACTAATTTTGACTCTTGTATTGTCTGACATGTATCCTTATGGGATGATTTAATATGACGAAGATGAAGGCACTGAGGGTGATGATGTAGTAGACCCTACAGTATATGTATCTGAGGTAACAGCACTTGTATTTTCAGTAGAACCAGCTATTTCTGACTCAGTTAATCTTGCTATGTGTACACTCTTATAACTTGATGTTGCAGTGTAAAGATTTCCTGATGTATTATCACCAGATGCTATAGTATCAGTCACCATATCAACAGAACTCTTCTGCACATCTAATTGTAAATAAAGATCTTGCAATCCAATCACATCATTAGATTGAGGACATGCTGACACTTCAATAATTGGTATATCTTGAACTTTTTTACTTGTCCCTGTAATATTAACAGCTTTTAATAATATCTCACCTCTTTCATAGTCAATAGTTCCTACATTATTACTTACAATGACTGGACTATTTACACCTTGCAATCTAAAGAAGAATAATGAACCAGTTTTTCCATTTGCTGCAGGAAGATCACCCAAATAAACAGTATTAGATGAACCAAAGACATTAAATCCTGATGACTTAATATTATAACCATCCATTCTTTTTATATAGAATTGATTACCAAAACACAACTCATATTCTGCACTTTGATTTAATGCAGGTTTCATATCTCTTCTAATTTCAACTTTTGTAATATTAGAAGTAATTGCATCATGACTATTATCTACAATTCCTTGGAATTTACTATATTTGAATTTTGCACCATATTTATTCATCTCTGATGAATCTGAATACTTAGTAATATTATTTGTTACTACAGTTTTAACTGCATTTGCATCAGGAGCTAAATTTGGGTTATAATATGCATTTACATCAGTTTCAACATACAAATATTTCAAATCTTGAATTTCGCAGATAATTCCAGCAACAGAATACTTCCTTAATTGAGTTTTAAGATTATTTTTGATGGAATCTGGCACAAAAGGTCCATAAAATGGTTTTATAGTGACAAAAACCTTTCCATACTGTGGTGGACTTAATTCTTCACCTCCAAAAACTGAAACTGACTCAGCTTCTGGGTAAATTTTAGGAATTAGTGCCTCATAATCACCTGCAGTCACTGCTCTGTTAAAAGTAGAGTAAATTTTAGGTGCAAAACGCTTTACAGAGTCTACAGATTCAATTTCTTTACCACCTATAGAGTCACTTACAGTGGTAATGACTGAAATTCCTGTACTTACAAGATTATTGTTGTTATCAACTACTCTTCCATTGAATGAGAATGATGAGACACCATTTCCTGATGCTCCATTAGTGGTAATATAGGAAACATCAATATAATTCAGTGATTCTAACTTTTCACCAAAGACGCCATCACCAAAAATGAGCTCATATCTCTGATCATCCACTTCTTGAATGAAATATACCCTAGAAGTGTCTGTAACTTCTATTAAAGTATCAGAAAATACGAATTTTTTGGAAGTAGTGCTTGCTTCAGTGTCTCTTACAGCAACTTCTAGTGTAGAAGTGTCAATATGTGGGTTGTCTAGGATGTATCTTACTGGTGGTGCAGGGTTTTGTGCAGTAACAGTGAAGTTTGAAGTCAAAAATGACCCTTCATAGATCTCAACATCACCAAAAGTAGCAATTCCATCAATTACAGGTACTGTTATATCACTTGGAATGGAAAATGAGTAACTTTCTGAACCAAATGTTGCTGCAGATGTACTCACAATGCCCTTTTTAAGGGTCAGTGTGATGGGTTTAGTGGTAAATCCACTAGTATCTACAAAAAATGAAACTATTGCCTTTGCAGAAGTCCTAGATCTAGGTGTGTAACCAATATTTCTTGCTAATGCAACCACATTTTCTCTTAAAGTGGCACTATCAATGAATACTTCATTGCTAATCATGTTAGCATTGTAAGAATTGATGTAGGTATTGTATGCCAATACATCAATTATGCTTGAAAGGTTTGATCCTTCAAAGTCATAGTCAGTAAAATTGGAATTTGCCCTCAAATAATCCTTCAGAGAAGTCTTTATTTGGTCAAAATCTAGATCTGTGAAATTAACTAATGCCATTTATCTTGTTGGCTGTAGAGCAAATGCTAATTGTTGAGGACTAGCATCAATTCCTATAATATTATATGTGATTACTACATCAAAAGCATTACCTTGATAGTCAGGAGTTGCTTTTACACTCACTAATTTAACTCTAGGTTCATAATTATCAACAGTATCCCTAATATCATCCTCAACTATAGAGGCAGATATGTCATCTACATTATCAAATAGTGATTCATACACCCTAGAACCTAAATTTGGGTTAAAAAATCTTTCACCAGGTCTTGTGAGAACCAAATTACGTACAGAACGTGCAATTGCAGTCTCATCTTTGGTTGCAATTAGGTCTGAACTGATAGGATTGATCTCAAAAGACATGCTAACGTCCTTAAAACCCCTACTTATCCTTTCTACAGGCATGAAACAACGGTAAATATAAGTTATTTATGAGGATTTATATAGTAAAAATTTTTTCCACAAGACCAAACCCTGTTTTCAAGGGGGTTATATTTATAATATTAAGGTAATATAACTTTTATATATAATATTATATAACATTTGGGCAAAATTTGGGCAAAGACCGCAAATCACCAAAATTTTTTTCCCTCCAAACACCCTGTTTTCAGGGTGTTTTTTGACGAGTGCTACAATACTACTTAACTGCGCTAAATAACTTTTATAATTAAAGATTTGCGGTCTTTAAATTCATAATCAATTCTTTTTTTGCTAAAATGAATATCAATTATGCTTGTCCTCCTGTAATAGAAGAGGATACACTTTTCTGGTTATCACCATATCTGCCACCATTTGCAGATAATGATTGGTATAAAAGAAATCATTTAAATATCCCATTAAAAAAGGACTCAAATGAGTCCTCTTAATTATCTTCCTTGACCCCTATACCTTTTCTTGGGTTTATTGGAACTGGTAGCAGCATACTTAGTATGTTTACCAGAACCTTGATACGTCTTCTTTGGTATGCTTTCTACAAAGTCGTTACCAGAGAGAGATTTTCGTATGGGCATTAGTCTTCATCCTCCATTTGTTTCATAATTTGTTCAGACATTGCAAGAACATTAGATACATTCTTGAGATTTTCTATTTGGAACATTACATCAGCAATGTGCTTGCTAATATAAGGTTCTTCATTTCTTGCTGCAAAGGAAAGAGCATTCCTTAGAGATGCAACTGCCTCATCTAATGAGGATTGTACTTGTTTTGATAGTGTCATTAGAGGTC